GTGCCACTGCATGTACGCTTCGGCAGCGTTGGGCGAGGATGGGTCGATTGTTTCAAGGAACTGGCGCGACTGTTTCAGCTTGCTATCGAGCAAGTCAGTCTGCGCCTTCTGCTGCTTGGTTTTTGCTTCACCAAGTTCCAACAGACCCTTTTCAATACCGGGCAACTTTGAGCCAAAGCCACCAGTCGAGAGTGACCCACGCAGCTTGTTGATGTCAACTTCACCGGTCTGTGGGTTGTACGCCTCGGCGTAGGCGCGGTTCAGTGCGTTGGTCGATTCTTGCTCACGCTGCACTTGTTGCATTTGCAACTGAGCGAGTTGGTTCTGTTGCTGTGCGCCTTGGATCGCAGCAACTTTGCCGTACTGAGCCAACGGGTCTTGCAGTTCGATGCCTTTGACAGCCAGTGCGATGTTTGGATTGATGGGCATGTCGATTCCTTACCCGATGTTGGCCGTGTACGGTACTTGCATCGGCGTACCATAGTTTGGAGTTTGGGCTGTTGGCGGGCGAAGCGCGTTCAACATGTTCTGACCCTGCGAGTAGTTCAGATACTGACCCAATGCGCCGGTCAGCGCGTTGGCACCGCCCACGTAACCCGATGCCCGGGCAGCAGCGCCACTGGTCATCAAGTTACCCACGTTGCCAGCCATCTGTGTACCGGCTGCACCCAACTGCTGCGATGTCGTTTGACCGACACCGGCCAGCGACTGCAATGGGTTCAGACGGGCGTTACGCTCGGTCTGGTAGCGGTTGAAAGCATTCTGATATTCTTGCGATCCAAGGTCTTGACCAAATCGCTGGATGCCTTTAAGCGTAGCACCAGACAACAGACCGCCACGGGCGGCAGCGGATCGCTCCAGACCCTTCATCCCTTCGGACATGCGAAACGAGTAGCCGGGGTCGGCTTGAAACTGATCCATCCCGAACGGGGTGTACTCGGTTGCCAGCGGAACCAGTTTGTTCAGTGCGGTGATGCCAGCTTCACGAAACGGAGCGTTCAACTCGACGTTGCGCTCAAACATCTCTCTTTCGAGATCGGTTGCTTGACCAGCCGCAGCGGCTTGTGATTTTGCTGCCTTGTTAGAAGCAACCCCGCCAATTACAGCACTGCCGACTACGGCACCAGCTACCCAAAATGTCATGGTGACACCTCAATTTGTTTGTTCTTGACCGTGTTGCCCAAAGCATACATCGAATCGGGTTCCACCTCAACCAACTCGGCCTCGGCTTCCTCGACCGTTGTCGCCTCGATGGCGTGAAACGTCATGCAAAGCGCGTCAGTGATTGCATACACTGCCCGCTTTGTCCCGGGTTTGCTTTGGAACAGATGAGGCCCGGTGACCTCTTGCACATTACCCTCACCGTCCGTGATCGCCACGGTTCCAGACACGATGAGGTACAGGTGCTCTTTCTTGTGGATTGCGCCAACCACCAGCACACCAGCATGACGAAACACCTCGCGGCAGTACATACCGCCGTGGAAATAGTGCTTTGTCTCAGGTTCGTACTGTGGCAGTTTTGACAGTTCCTGTTGGAGCGATTCTACCTTTTGCCGCATCATTTGAGGCGGCGCAACGGCGAACCCTTCTCCATAAGTCACTGTCATGTTCACTGAGTCACCTCACGACCACTGACGCGCATATTGATGGCGCTGGCGGTTCCTGCGATTGTACTGATGAAGTCGCCGGGATTCAAAACCTGTCCCACGAGTTCGGGGAAGGTGTACACCTCGGACGGCTGAAGCGTCTTGGTCTTGGTGATCAGGTTGATGTTGCCAGCGGACCCGGCAGTTGTGACCAAATTGACCGAGATCGTCGCAGCCGCGCCACTGTAGTTGGTGGCCGTGAACTTGTCGATGATCGTAGTCACGTTGGCCGCCGTGTACTGGGTGGTCTGGGTGTTCTCGACCGTTTTGGCCGGGACGATGTTTTTGACGATGACTGTCATGATTGGTCCTTATGATAAACGGAGAATTGTCCAAGTTACAGCAATTGAAATTCCACTGCTTTGCGTAACTTGGAGACTAAGCCCACTTACTGAAATCGACAAGCCAATTGCGGTACTCAATGACACCGACTTTGTGCTAGTTCCAGACGTGTGAACGATTGATGACGCATTGTAAAAAGCTACATCACCAGCCCCGGGAACTGCTGCTGTGACAATCCAAGTTCCTGCGGAAACATTCGGCAGCGTGTAAACCGTTGTTGCAGTGCCCGAAGGTATTGCAGACGTAGTGCCGGACGCAGTTGTGAACAAATTGGCGTCAGCCGTTAAAAAACTACCGTTTGCTCTTGTGGTCGCACCAATCGGTGTTGCATCTATTGCGCCGCCCGTTATTGCAACATTGTTTGCATTTTGGGTAGCAATCGTCCCAAGCCCGATAGCGGTACGAAACCCGGAATCACTCAATGCGGTGACAGTATTGTCAGCATTGAATCGCGGAAAGGTTACCGCGCTAGGGTTTGTCAGCGTGAACATGTTCCCGCCAACAGTCGTAGCACCTAAAGAAGTGCGCCCTGTTGCGGCTACCAGTCCTGTACTGCCACCATCCCATTGTCTGCGTTCACTGTACGCTGTGTCCCAGTTACTTTGCGATGCCGTGGTGGGTAGGGAATACCCTGCCGAAAACGACAATGCGAGTGTGCCGCTTCCCGTAACTGGAGAACCGCTTACCGCAAAACCAGTAGGCGCTGACAAGCCAACGCTTGTGACAGTGCCACCGGGGTTGCTGGAACTGATTGAAATCCCACCGGCAGTGTTCGCAATCGAGATGTTGGTCCCGGCTGTCAAATTTGCAATGGTGTAGCCGGTGCCATTACCTATCAGCAATTGACCGTTAGACGGTGTAGCTGAAACACCAGTACCGCCTCTGCCAACCGCTAACTGACCTGTCCACCCAAGAGTGAACGATGTTGCCGCCAGCAGCGCGGCTGTTGGTGAACCACCGAGTGTGAGTGTGACGTTGGTGTCGTCTGTTTTGGTAAGGGCTGATCCCGTTACCCATTCTGGCGCAGTGGCTCCAGAGTTGACCCGAAGCACTTGACCAGCGGTGCCGATTGCGCGGAACGTGGTGGTTCCCGGCGCAGTTTGATACGGCACAGACCCTGCTGCGCCACCAGCAAGGTTTGTTGCGGTGCCGACCGGCAATGACGAAGCGGGCACGTTGGTCCAAATCGTACCGTTGTATTGAATCAGGTCGTTTGTGGCAAGTGTGCCGAATTGCACGTTTGAGTCGGTGCCGCCCAGCACAGACCCCGTGGAAACCCTAACAAACACATCACCCGATCCTGCTGGCGCAGCATTGACCACGACAGCAACCGTTGCCTTGACGTTGGGTGCTGTCGGCTGGGTCTTGGTCAACGCGCCGGGAATGGTTGGGTTGTAGTACAAGATGTCGCCGTCTACCCATGTCTCACCGACTGGAGAGCCTGTGGTGTTCCACCCGCGCACATGACCAAACGAGGTGACAAGGCCGAACCCGTTGGCAGCGATGTTCTCGGCAGCGATGCCCATGAGGTACTGACCGTCTGTCAACCCGGTGGCTGGGGTACCCTTGATCACGCCGCTGGCACCCACTGCGCCAGTGAACATGATCAACTGACCCTTGGTGATGGTGCTGTCGGCCTTGATGTAGTAATACTGCGACTCGCCGACTTGCTGGAGCACGTTGGCCGTCATCTGGATGCCCAGAGTCGTGCCACCATCCCACGCCAGTGTGCCAATGCTGGTAGGCACATGCTCGGGGGTTGTGTCGAACGTATACCACGGCAGATTGTCCTGCTGAAGCTGGCTCATGGTGCCCAACTCGGGACGCACTTGGACCTCAAGTCCATTGACCTGCTTTTGCAGTTCAGCAAGTTGTGCCAACAGCCCGTCCTGCGAGGGGTCAAGTGCCGCGCTTGCTTTGTCAATGAGGACGTTGATCTCGTCAATCGTGAGTTGAGGTGGACCCTTTTGCAAGTCGCCCAGCGACACCTCGCTGCCGCTGGTCAGTTGACTGAGCGACAGCAGGAACAGATACCACGGCATTGAGACAAAGCCTGTCTCCGGGTTCAAAAAAGGAACCCGTGGCTGCGTAATTGGGACGCGACTAGGGTTAGGCATTTGTTGGACTCAACAGTAATTCAGCACCCATGATGGCGATCTTCACGGGGTCAGTGCCCGACACCTCGTAGACGCGATCACGCAGCTTCATGGTTATGCCCAGTCTGCGCCAGATGGCACGGCGGTAGTATTCGCCGATCTTGCCGATGCTGACCCAGTGTTCGTTGGACCATGTGTGCCCACCATCGTCTGACCAGCGCAGCATGACCTGTGGGTCGCTGCCTTGCCCGAGGTTTAGACCAGTGCCCGACTCGCAGTCAAGTTGGAGGCTGTGGTGCGCGGTGCGCTTCAAATTGTTCTGGCCGGTGGGTAGTGCTCTCCACGAGCGCAGCCACTTCTGAATGCTGCCGTTGTCCGAGTAGTCGTCCAGATCAAACGAGTAGATGTTGGCGTTTTCAAAGTCACCGACCATTATACTAGTGCCAAAGAACGCTTGACAGTTGCTGCGGTGGCGAGTGAATTCACCATTCACAAACCCGGCGCGTTCATGCCATGCCTGCGTTGCCACATCGTAGACCCATGTGGTGTTTGCGGTTGGGAAAATTAGCACGTAGAAACTGTGACCGTCTTGCTGGTATGTGTAACCAATCGCGTCCGACAGGTCGCCGTACTGTTGGATGTGCCACTCAATAGCATGAGTCGAGATGCGCTGACCGGAGTAGCCGTTGGCCCGGTAGACCATACCCTGACCACGAGCGTCTTTACCCAGCCAGAACAGACCGTTGTCCATCTTGGCAAGCGAGTAGGCAGCAGCGCAGCCCAACTCGTTAAACGCGCCTTGGATGCGAGAGAACGGAAAATCAGCGTTGCCGCTGTTGTACCAGACCTCAATGGAGTTGGTGCCGTAGACCCACAGTTGCCCGTGGTCCACGATGATGCCGACCACGCCGTCAGGAGAGCCTTCGGCGCTGGCGAAGTCAAGGGGGTCAACTTGCGTACCCTCAAGCAGCGCAGTGACCCAGATTTTCTGACTGTTTGGTTCGTTAAACACGAAATAGCCGTCCAAGTAGCCCACGGTCACAGCGCCGGGAAAGTCCGGGTCGGTGATCTGCTGGAACACGTTGGTCAGCGAGTTGTAGATGTACGAGGGGCCGTTGCAGGCCACAAACAACTGGGTGCCGTTGTCGGCCATGCTCACCGGCCCGCTGGTACCCGACACGCTGCCGATTAAAGTCACGACATACGCAGGAGTGACTTTGTACAGCTTGTCGCGGCTGACCACGTACATGTTGCCAGCCAGCACCCATAGTCCACGGACGGGGCCGGTGCCGACCACCACCTCCAGCTTTAAACCGGGGGCGCGGTTCAGGAACGCAGGTTCCTTGCCAGCCTCGGGCACGATCTCGGGAAACAGGTTGACCATGCGGGCATCCGCAGCGTTGACACTGCGGGCCACATACGATGATCCGAGGATGGGCGTCTTCATCAGAAGTTACCAGCGTAGATGTTGAACCGCTGACGATTTGCCACCACAGCGTAGGGCAGGCTCATTACATCGTATGGGTTGTTGATGCGCTTGAGGTTGCGCTTGCTGGTCATGGCGATGCGCTGCACCTGCGGGCTTGGCTCCACGCCAAACTCGGGTGCGATCTCCATCGCCAAGTTGTAGGCAAACGCCCGCATGTAACCCGGTGGGAAGTGCAACTCGGTGCTCAGTGTGGCAGGCTGCGTCAACTCTTGCACCGAGATGAAATGCCACTCCAAAACCTGTGTGGGTCGTGGGTAGACATACATCTCAACATCGGGGAAGGTGTTGTTGACAAAGATGACCTGCGGAAAAGTCGATGTCGATGTCTTGACAGCGATGCCGTTGTACTGGTCTTGGTTGATAAACTTGATGCCATACGACACGCCGCTTGGGGCTTTGTAGTAGGTACCATCATCAAGTTGGACGGGGCGGTTGCCCACAAAGTCACCAGAGGGGCCAAGGGTGCGCTTGATCTCACCAGCAGGCCACGAGAAGATTTGGTCTTGGGTGCAGAACACGGACAGTCGTTCCGTGTTCCACGAGTCGATCATCTGGTTCATTGCGACCAGAGCGTCTTGACTTGTTGCCGCTGACGCCGTTTCACCTTCGGCAAGAATACCAAGCAAACGAAGTGCTCGGTTGATCTGATCGCCAGCGGTATAAGCCATTTCAGTTTCCTTCGGATTCGTCGCTTGCCGAAGTCAAAAAAGATGGGACTTCGTTGGGCTGTTCGACAGGTTGTTCGGTCACTTTGCGAGTCAGCTTGTTGCGCACAGGCTTTTCTGCTTTTGGTGCCACCTCGACGGGCGTATCGGGATTGTACCGTGTCCAGCCGTTTTTTTCATCTTCGGCGATCTCGACATCGTTGATGGCGACTTTGGCACCGTGAATGGGGTGTACGAGGGTGACGTTCATTTGGTTCTCCATGTGAAAACGGGGCCGAAGCCCCGTTTTACCAGTTGCTCAAGAATTAAGCAACGCGGTATGCGGTCCAAGTGCCATCGCCGGTTTTACGGGCGAGGAATCGGGCCGATGTGTTGGCGCTGACAGCGGCCACACCAACGATGGTCCAGCCAGTGCCAACCACCAAAGTGGCAGCGTTGGTGCCGCCGATGTTGATGATGCCGAACTCAAATGCGGAGTTCACTTTCTGTGCGCTAGAAACGTCAGCTTCCAGATCGGCCACGGTGGGCAGAGTCAGGTTGACGGCAGCGCCGGTGTATGTGAACAGACCGTTCGAGAGTTGAGCACCAGTCAGAGTTGCTGCGGCTGTCAGTGCTACGGGAGCGCCTTGAACCGTCAGATTTGCTTCGCCGATGTTGCCGTCACCAATTTGGTAACCGCCTGCGCCGTTTGGGAGTGCCATGATAATTTCCTTTCAGAGATTGATTTTGAAAACAGGGGCCGAAGCCCCCGCCTTGGATTAGCCCCAGATGCGGCAACCCATTTGTGGACGAATCGTGTTGTAGCCATACAGCACGTCAACACGGCAAGGCATACGGTCGTTGTTGATGTCGTACTGACGAACAACGCGCAGGC